ATGAACGCAAGCCGGGAAACTTTCGTTTCATTAATTTTTCAATTCGAGCATCTTCTACAACATTAACAAACGCTTTATTAGAACGTTTAATTGCATTTTCTAAAACACCTTCATCTGCGGGGGTATATAAAGCATGTCCCACCTCATGTCCTACCAGTAGGTCATAAAGTGTACCAGACATATCTTTCCAAAGAGGGAGGGCAAGAACACGATTTCTTACATCAAAGTAAGCAGTCTCAATATTCTTGTGTTGAACCGAAATGTTTTCTTCTGCCATTAGTTTGGCAAGAAGACTTTTCGAATTCTTTGTAAACATCACAACATCATTCATATCAAAAATCCCATATAGAGAACCAAATCACTATATGATGATCTCATATTATAGGGGGTTTGTCAAGCACTTTTTAGAAAAAATTATCTAAACTTATCACTCTTTTGTGTCGAAACATGTCAAAATCGTCTTTATCCTTTTGAAAACACCAGACATTTTCCATATAAATTTTATTCATAAAAGTATTCATTTTTTCTTTATCAAAATTACCATCTTCATCAGAAAATACCGCCTTTCCTTGGGGTCGTTGCATAATTCGCATACCAACCTGGCCAGTAAACGAATCACTCAACATATCGACAAGTTCATCACCAGAACGATATCTTTTACCTTTAATCTTGGGATCCATGATGTTTATCATCATATGTCCACCACTTCTAAGAGAATCGAATGTGTTTTGAGATACTGGTAAATAAAAATCATCTCTCCACGATTCATATTCATTAAACTTTGCCCAAGATTGATCTTCAGAGTGTTCACCACCTTCATTATACCTTTCTGTTGAAAAATATGGAGGCGAAGTAAATGCACAATCAATATCCCCAATATCATGCCATGGCAAATTTTCTGCACCGCAGCGATAAAATATACAAGTCTTCTTGTCACCATAAAGTGCAAAATAATCTTCCTTGTCTACAATTTCATAGGAGTTACCTATTAACTTAGAGTATTCTTGTGCCTGTATTTTATAATTCTTGAATGTGTTTGGATTTGGGTCACAACCAATATAAAGTGTTGCATTCGAACAAAAGAATCCTGCAAGTCTATCACCCCAACCCATCGAAGTATCCAAAACTCTCTTTGCGGCAGTCATTTCATATATACACTTTGCAACTAACGGTTTAAACTGCGTGGCGATGTATGTACCAAGTCTAAACGCCATCATGTACTGTTTGTTGGTTAATTCCCAACTATCGTTCACACCTCGCCAGATGGGGCCTAGCACCCCCCAAATGTTATCACCCTCATTCCATCTATCTACTGGCGACTTGTATCCATAAGAACCACAGGACATTCTCTGTTTATTTTGAAAATAATCACTCACTTCATTGAAAACAGATGGGGCATCAATCAATCCAATACCATATTCTTTAAAGGAATATTTGTAATCATCGTATTTTTCAATAACCTCTTTTTGTATATTTTCTACTGGAGAGATATAGTCTGAATAATCTACAGACTTTAATTTTCTAAATTTAGAAACAAGTTCATCATATGAAAAATCTTTATATGGAAATAGAGGTTTCTCGTTTGTTATGTACTCTGCAACCGTTGATCTAAAAACATCACGACCATATTTTTCTGTTGCAATCTGAAACATTGTACTATCCATAACGGGCAATCTATTTTCATTTGTAATCTTAAATAAAAAATTATAAAGTTCTTTGTCACTATCTGTTTTCATCAAAAATGTCCAATCAATGTGTTGTTTTCGTCTGCAATTCTTTCAAGAGATAAAAGATATGTCTCTCGTAAAAGTTCCGAACCATAATATTGTCTATTACTTCTAATACAAGCAACTGCAGTTGTGCCACTACCCATAAAAGGATCATAAACTATATCATTCTCTTTAGTATAATTCAAAATGCATCTTTTTGCAATAGATATTGGCATCCCATATGAATATTTTTTATATTTCTCGCCATATCCATCGAACCATACATCTGGTTTAAATTCTTTTGACATGTACTGTTTTACTTTACCTTTACCAAAAGTCATTACATTGCCATACGTTAATCTATATAAATCGACTTTATCGGTTTTAACCCATATCTTATGAGTCAATAAGTTATATCCTAAACAACTCATCGAATGTTTCAGAATACTAGATTTTGGGACGATAGTACCATTGTATTTTCTGTCGGTAAAGGCAATGGTAAATGCACTACTTTTTGGCCTTGCTGCACGAAAAACCTCAATTAAAAAATCTTGATAAAGTTCTGGTTTGGATGGGTCTATACCTATTTCTTCAAAGTCTGGTGGACTTGTAAAAAGATAATCATATTCCAATTCACTAATACAGTCCTTATAATCACCCAATATTAATTTACTTTTCATTATGTATTTTGTCCAATCCTACTAAATCCTTTTACCTTTTCGAATCTAACAACACTATGAAACTTGTCATATAGTATATCACCCTTATGACTGATAACAAAAACGTTATTACCACCTAAAGTATTTAGCAGTTTTAAAAACTCATCTGTTCCAGTTGCATCCAAAGAACTATCAAACACCTCATCAAGAATAAGTAAGTTGGTATTAACACTATTCTTCATCCGAGCGATTTCTCTCCAAGTAAAAAGAAGTGCAAGGTCGATACGCATTTTTTCACCTTCAGAGAAAGAAGGATATGTGAAGTTTTCCCTTGCTCTAGACTTAATATTCTCAGAGAATTTTTCATCTAAGGTAAAATTAATATAAAAATCCATCTCTTGCAAATGCTTGTTTATCAACTTATTCATAATTGGTAAGTAATATTTTACAATAGAAGTTTTTACTCCAGTATCCTTTAGGAACTGAGATGCAACGTTATAATAATTTCTAGTATCTACGAATTCTCTTCTCTTAGAATCTAAATCCTTTGCCAGTTTTCTAAGTTCTTTTAGTTCCTCTTCTAAAGAATTCATATTGTCATTATTGTTTTCTGCATCCTCAATTTCTTTTTCAATTTCATCGATACTATCTTGGATAAACGAAAAGGTGTTCATGTTAGAACTCTTCTTATTGTTTAACTCTAGTATTTCCTTTTTAATAGTCTCAATTTCTTGTATTCTTTCTTGTGTTGTATCTAACTCTTTTTTAAGATCCAACAAGGCACTTTCGATTTCTTCTTTCTTAGTATTTTTAGAAGAGATTATTTCGTGTTTATGTTCATCTTCAATATCTTGTTGACATGAAGGACAAACATCTTTACTCTCAAACCAATTAATATCCCCATCTATTTTGGAAATATTATTATGCAGTTGAGTATCTAACTTTTCTAATTTTTTATTTTTTGTTACTGACTTTACTTCATCTCCAATAGAAAGGGCCAGTGCAGATACTTTACTATCATACTCTTCATTTTCAGATAATATTTTTTTCTGTTGAAGTTTCTTATCTTTAATTTTTGTTTTGTTTTGTTTGATGGAGGCAGACTTATCTTCATTTAACTGTTGAATATTTCTTTCCTGCAAATCAATCTTATAATCTTGCAATTCTCTTTCTTTTTCATTCTCAAACAATTCGTCTTTCAGTACTGTAGATCTTGTTTTAAGAATTTCATTCATTGCCGAAAATATTTTGATGTCAAGAATATCTTCAATAATATCTCTTCGATCATTGGCATTTAATTGCATGAAAGGAACAAAGGTTGCACTACCTAAAATAACTGTTTGAGTAAAAGATTTGAAATTGAGTTTAAGAATGTTTTCTTCTAGATAGATTTGACTGTCCCTAATCTTAGAGTCTTGATCTAACATCTTACCATCGATATAAACTTCGAATATATTTGGTTTGATCGCTCGTCTTACCAAATACTCTCGTTTACCTATCGAAAACTCAATTTCGATTACACAATCTTTTTCATTTACAGTATTAACAAGTTGGGGTTTGTTAATTTTACGGAAAGGTTTGCCGAATAGTCCAAATGTGAGTGCATCCAGTATGGTAGATTTTCCTGCACCATTCTCTCCAACAATTAAAGTTGATGCAGTCCTGTTTAGTTGTATCTCTGTAAAATTGTCACCTGTTGATAAAAAGTTTTTCCATCTAATCTTTTTAAATTCAATCATCTACACACCTCTCAATGCAGAAACATACAAGTCTTGCATGATACCTTTTAACTTGTTTTTATCTACATCGATTTCGTAATTATCAATATAATTTGTCAATAGTGACATTGTATCTTCGGTTGCATCAATATCAGAGGCCTCTTCAAAATCCCATTCAGTCGAATCATCAACAATGGATAAATCAGCAACTTCATTCTTATAAAGTTCATCCACAAAAACATCAAACTTATAAGAGTCTGTTCTGTTTTTTACGATTAACTTAACATATTTGTCTTTGTATTTACTTGCAGAAACTTTTTTATCTTCATCATAATAAACTTTATGAAACATTTTATATGGGTTTATAATATGTTCTAGTTCTGTTGTTTCAGTGTCAAAAATATGAAAACCTCTTTTGTCATTACAATCAACCCATGTAATTTCATATGGATTTCCTAAGTAATGAATGTTTCCGTTATGGGATTTATGATGGAAGTGGCCAGACATCACAATATCAAAATTATTGAACAATTTCTTATCCATTCCGTCATGACACATCAATCCAGCACCCATTTCAAATCCTGCGATTTCAAGATGACCCATTGCAATCTTTGCTTTGGTTTTCTTTAAATGAGATATTGTGTTATCATAATTTTCTGAATTAATCCAAGGAATAAAACATACATCTGTTCCGTCAAAATTTAGAGTTGTAGTTTCAGTGTAAATTTTTAATTCGTCACCAAATAATTGTTCCATTGAGTTGATTCGATTTGTATTCTTATAATACACATCATGATTACCAATGATGAAATAGGTATCGTATTCCTTTAAACGCTCAATAAATCTACTCTTAAACCCATCTAAAATATTATAGTTGATAAACTTTCTTCTGTCGGTTACATCACCTAAATGAATAACCGTGTCAATTCCATTCTTTTCAAGATAGGGGAAAAAGACATTATCATAAAATTCCAAAAAATAATTATGAAATAGGATAGAGTCACCTCGGGCTCCAAAATGAGTGTCAGTAATCAATGCAATTTTCATTATAAATTATGCTTCCTTTTTCTGTCTTTTCTCTTTTGCCTTCTCTTTCTTTTTCCTCTGAGTTTCTTCAAATTCTGCAAGAAATTCATCCATGTTGCTGTGTATGAAATCCATGACGCCTCTTTTTATCGGGCCAGCTGGGCCGGACATTACCTCATCAAGAAGTTCTTGATTCTCCATAGACTTATACTTAACATAAGATTGTTTCTTTTCCTTCTGAATTCTTCGAATAAACGCATAGTAAATAATTTGAGTAAAATACGCAAAAGGATTTGATGATTTTGCTGGATCGAAGTTATCAATATACAACAAACAATTTTCTATCCCATCAGAGATCATTTCATCTTTGTATGTGTAGTTGATAAAGTTTGGTTTATAGGACAAATGTTGTGCAATTTTCATAATGCACTCGCCTATATAGTTGGGGACTCTTGGACGTTCTGACCCGTCTTCCTTCGATTGTTTGACCGCATCCTTATACTTTCGCATCTCTTGAAGAAGGAGCTTGTTGTCAACATAATGATTTCTCTTAGTTTTATCTTTAGTTTTTGGCATAATATTTTTCCTAATAAAGTTATGTTCATACTAACACAAAATAATTGGAGTGTCAATCAATTTTTTTTTTATTTTTCTCTTGACAACCTCTTGAAAAACGTGTATTATCCACTATGTGGATGCTTAAGGATATTAATGTATTTAATGTATTGTCTTATTAGAGTGATTTACTAACATCTCTAAGAAGTCATCTTGAGAGTGTTCTTCTGTTTCATCTAGACTTACACTGTCCTCATCGGAAGCAGTTTCAACATTTTCATCAATCTGTTCATTGAATCTTTTATTGTCTAAAATCATTTGGTAATGGTCAACTAAATCTTTATTGGGTTCATTGACAGTAATTATATCATTAACTGATATCTTTGTAAAGGTTTCCGTTGAAAAATTTAACCAATCAACGAGTGTAGTGCTGAACTGTCCATTCTGGGGGTTAAGAAACGACTTTATCTCGTATGGATCGTGAATTGTTATATAACCTCTACTCCCAGAATCTTGAGGATTGATTTGAGTGATTATATTTTCTTTTGTTACGAGTTTAATTAGTTTATACTCAATATTCATTTCAGAAATAATCCTTTTCAACTACTCAGAAATCTTAACTTCATGAATTTTGAAGTCAAATTTTTCTTCGTTATAAATATTTAGTCTTTCATAAAAGTGCCTCAGCGCAAAATTCATATGAGATTTGTATTTCATATCATCAGCGATATCATATAAAACTGCACTTTCTTTATTGTTTCCTTTTCTTAACCCTCTTCCTATTGACTGAAGATTTCGAACACGACTTTTCGATGGGGATGTAAAAATTACGTTATGTAGATTACGAATATTGACACCAGTAGAAAATGTACCATAAGAAGCAACGATAATTGCGTTTTTCTCTTTTTCTGTAATTCTTCGTATTTCTTCTCTAATTTCTGCGTTAACTCCTCCATGTACGAAAAAGACTCTTCTGTTTTCATCTGCACTATCCTTCAACAAATTATGTAGTGGGATTCCATGTTTTTCCACAAAATTAAATAAGACAAGTGTATTGCCATTTAGATCTAGAACCAGATTCTTGATGAATTCATTTCTGCGATTATTTGTGACAATCCACTCCACTTCATCTGCGTATTTGACTCCCTTCATTTCCTTGCATATGTTCTCTGGATATTTTAGTACGATACACTTAATACTGAAGTCTGCAAGGGTTTTACTGTCGATTAGTTTTCTTGTGGTGGTAACTTGTTTTACATCACCAAACAATCCAGTCAGAACTAATTTATGCGTCTTACTTCCATCCAAAGTTCCAGTAGTTCCAAATCTATATTTACAATCAGTGAGCCTGTCCATAATTTTGTTTAAAGAATTCGCCTTAAATAAGTGACACTCATCACCTATTACAACATTAAACTGATCCCAATAATCCCTAGGCATTTTGTAAATAGATTGCCATGTAGATATTACAACTTTCTTGTCGGTTTCTTTACTTTGTCCTTGGAATATTTTGTGGCAATATTTTTCTGCATTCCACCCATAGTCTGCAAAGTCAGAATACATCTGGGAAACCAGAGATGTTGTTGGCACAATTATCAATATTTTCTTTCCTTTTACATTAGGATGCATATTATAAAATCTTACTAATGTGTATATAATCAGAGATTTTCCTGATGCAGTAGGAGAAAGAAGTAGTGCTCGATTGTAATCGATTGCATGTTTTATAGCATCAAGTTGATAGTCCCTATATTCAATCTTTTTCCCTTGACTATATGGGTCGATGTACTTACACAACTCTTGTAAATTGTTATCCGTAAAATTTGTGTCTGTTAAGTCATTTTCAAAAGAAAGTTCATATCCATTTTTATCACAGAAAAATTTCAACTGATTTAATAACCCAACATACAACTTACAATTAGTTGGATTAAACAACCTGATTTTACCGTCCCAATACTTATTTTTGTATGCAGGCATAAATTCAGCGCCAGGAACTTTAAATGTGAAATATTCCACAAGTTCCTTTAACATGTGAAGTTCATCTGCGTCTACTTGTAAGTAAACTTCATTCAATTTGGCAGCATAAAATTTAGACATTAATTGCCTTCTAACCACTTCTTCCAGTCGATATAATTTTTTATAGTCCACTTTTTCTGGTCTATTAATATGTCTAGTGTCTTACTAATTAAGTCTAAAATCTGATTTTGAAGTAAGACATTCTTTTTTAATTTTAAAACGTCTGGATCACTATCCATCCAAGAACCTACATCAGATTTAAGGATTTTTGTTCCCTCTATCTGCCATCCTTTGGATATAATTTCGTCTTCAGACAGTTTACCTGTATAGTACTTCATTTTATCTCCGACTAATTTTTTATAGTCGAGCTCGATAAACTGAAGTTTTGTCTGATTTACTTGTTGATAGGTCATCCACTTACCGATTAGATTTTGATTGTGAACTAATTCATCTTCTAGTTTTAAAAAATCAATTTTAACGTCCTTTTCGGACTCTTTGGTAAGTTCTGCTATTTTTGATAATAAGTTAGAGTATTCACTCATAATAAAAATCCATTCAATTAATAGTTATTTATAATCGTTCCACCACATAGTTTCTGTATTGAAAATCTGCCTGAGCGACTGGTGGGGCAGCTTCTGTTGCAGATGTTGTTAATGGTATGTCACCAATAGAAATTGGAAATGCGTCTTTGAATGTAACCTTAATGATTGGACGTTCTTGATTATTGTTTACAAGAATTGTAAGGTCATCAAATACAGATTTCAAGTTGATTCTTTTTGCATTTTGGAAACTTCCATATTGTTGAAAATTTTCTGGGAAACCAAGTGCAGTAATCCAATCGTAAACTTCTAACCAGTTTTTCATATCTTCGTCTACTGTAAATGAAATACCCAATGGAGAAAATATCAACTTATCTCCAGGCTCTTTTCTTGCAACGAATGGAGTTTCAGCAATCGCCTCACCCAACTGTATGCCTGGCAAAGTTAATTCTTGTACATATGGGCCTAATGATGGACACATATTACTATTAAATGTAAAGTTTTGTGTATTTAAAAAATTTACAGAATTTGTTACAAGATCCATTATAATCTCCTCTTTACATAATATTTATGCCAAAAAAAAGGGGGAGTTAAACTCCCCCTAAGTTCTATCAATCTAGTTTATAATTATTATTATACAGAATTGATATTGTCTACACGGAAGATTCTGTAGTAGGTATTTGAACGAGCTGTAAGAGCACCGTTACCAACTGTTGTACCTTCTGCATATGGGTTAGCAACCAATCCATAACGAGTCTTGAACCCGATTTTTGGTTGGAAACTGTTCTCACCAACTGCACGAACCATCTGCAATGGAACGTATGGGCAATAGAAGAATCCAGCATCATATGGAGATGTACCTCTGAATCCAACCATTACGAAGTCGGTATTGTTGGCAGACGAGAAGTATGGGTCAATGTATACTTTGAAACGTCCGTTAAGTATTCCAGCAAATGTCGAACCAGTGTCATCAACATTCAAACCTGTTGACATTTGTGGGTTGTACTCAAGAAGACCTGCCATTGCAAGTGCGGAAGCAACGTCTGAAGAACAAACGATTACGTTACCCTTACCACGGCGAGTTTCTTTAGCAATTGTGTTTGCTTCTCTCTCAATGTGGAACATAAGTCCTTTGAACTTCTCAACACTCCAACGTCCGTCAGCGTCTGTTGCAAGGTCATATACACCTGTGTTAGTTACTTGAGTTTGAGCACCAAGTTTTGCGATACCGTACATTGTGCGAAGAACTTCACGGTTAATTTCTGCAGTAATTTCTGTAGAAAGAATTGTTGAAAGTTCTGCTTCTGCGTCAAGTCCATGAACCGCTTTCAAGTCTTGTGAAAGTTCAGTTGTGTACTCAGCTTTCAATGCTCTTGTTTTTGCGGTTACTGATACTCTCTCAATTGAGAATGCCATTTGGTTGAAGTGACCGTCTGCAGTCATTGTAGAACCGTTACCTAACAATTCACCCTGTGCAGTTGAGCCAGGAATACCAGTTGTTACTGTTGAACCAGTTTCATCCAATGAACCAGTAGCAATAACAGCACCAGCGAATGGATCTGTACCTGAGTGATTTGGTCCTGCAACATCACCAGAAAACTCTGTGTTTGCTTCATTGAATGATGCTTCTGCACCAGCCTGATTGGTATAACGTGAACGCATCGCAAAGATAAGTCCAGTTGGTCCTGTCATTGGTTGTACACCACAAAGGTCATATGCCATTAGGTTTGGCACGGTTCTACGAAGCATAGAAATGATGACTGGGTCTGCATACTGGATATTACCAGCAGAAGAACCTGTTGGTGCAACACTTGTTGGTGATTCGTTAAGTTGATCCAAAGAAGAACGTCCTAAGGCGTTTTCTTTGATTGTGGCTTGTTCTGTATTCTCAAGAAGAATAGCAGTTACTGCCTTTCTGTATGGGTCTGTGATCTCGGCATGTTCACCATGGTCAAGAACGGGTGCCCACTTTTCTTTTAATTGTTGAACAAAGTTCTCGTTATAGTCGTGCATTTTTTTCTCCTTAAATAGATAATGTTGTTTCTATAATATTATTTATAAAATTTTAATCTTTAGGTTTATTTAGTGCTTTCGCATAAATATCCATAACCGATTGAAATTTATTTTCCTCTTTAACCACTGGCGAATCCTCTACAGAAGTTTCTAATGCACTCTCAGCGAGAATACTTTCGCTTTCCACACTTGTTCCAGATGGAAAATAATTATCTCTGATCAATGTAATCTTATTTCTCATATCGCCGGCGTCCACGAAATCGACACTTTCAGTAAGTGTTCTTACTTTTTCAGATTGTGAAACTGTAAGTCCTTCTGTCACTTCCTTTAGAATGATTTCGGTCTCTAGAGATTCAATTTTCTGTACCAATTCAATATTCCTTTGAATTGACTCATCCAATTTTGTCTCTTTTTCGTCAAGAGAAGATAATGCATCCCCATAAAGGTCAATTTTATCTTCTGGTACATCAACATAGTTTTCCTCAAACAGAGTTTTGAGTCCTGACATGAAGTTTTCCATAACTTCTAATTTCAGTTTGTTTTCAACGGCGAGTTTATTTTCTTCAACCCACTCTTTAGCGACATAAGTAAGATACTCATTCACTTTTTCAGAAATATCTTCACGGATATGAGAAACTTCTTCATGAAGTTCTTTTTCATAATCTTCATACATTTTTTCCAACTGTTCGTTTACTTTAGCAACTACAGCTGCTTCGAAAATGGTTTTAACTTGTGACTGGAATTCTTCAGTTAGTTCTTGTCCAGCAAGCATAGCATCAACATCTTCTTTGACATCGATATCTTCTTTAGCAACCTTATAAGAAGCATTCATTTTTTTCTTAGGAGATTCTTTGACTTCTTCTTCGTCATCTTCCTCTTCATCACCATGCATATCTTCTTTCTTAGATGACTCGGATTTTTCATCTTCTTCGTCATCTTCGTCATCTGCCATTTCTTTCTTAGAAGATTTGGACTCTTTCTTTACTGATTCTTCAGCTTCGTCCTCTTCTTCTTCGTCTTCATGGGCATCTTCCTTTTTAGAAGCTTTTGCCTCAACGACAGTTTCTTGATCTTCTTGAAGTTCGTTAATTACTTCTTCTACCTGAGAATCAATCTCTTCGGTTTCTGAAGCAACAACTTCTTCAATCATATCTTCGTTTTTTAAATCTTCCATTTTATTTCTCCTTAGAGTTTTAATTTATATTTATTTATAATATTTAAAGTTTTGACACAAAATTTTTGAAAACTCTCAGTTTTGTTTCTTCTAATTGTTGCCTTTTGGCCTTTTTAAGAGAGTCTTGGTATTCTGCAATTTGAGCTTCTTTAATAATACCGTTGTCCCAAACCCACTCTCTACCTTCCATAATACCTTCTACAAATGCATTGGGTGCGGAAGGGTCTGCAACAATGTCAGCAGCAGTTGCAAGATAAAAGTCATCTTGAACAACATTTGCACCACCTGACTGTTTTACACTACCCATACCTCTAGAAGAAACACCTAAAGATGCACCTTCTTTGATGAGGTTGCTAACGATAGCACCATAAGGAGTATCAGTCATAATTTTTGCTTTACCAACAAAGTTATCACCATCTCTCTTAAGTTCTTTAATCATATGGGAAACTCTTTCCAGATTGATAGTTGGGCCTTCTGGGTGTCCAAGTTCTCCAAATGCTCTATTTTTTTGAATGTAGTTTTCATTATATCTTTGAACTTCTCTTTCGAGAACTTCTGTAGGATACACTCTACCATTTCTATTTTTGACATTTGATTGTAAGAAAATGCCTTCAATGAAAAGGTCTTTTCCTTTGGATTCTACCAGAATGTCTTCAACTACTTCCGTAATTAGTTTCATATTCCTGTCCTTCTTTGAAGTGATCTTCTTCTACGGAGATTTGCAATATTAACCTTGCCTTTTCTTTTCCTTGCGGAACGAGTGTTTCTAATACTCATTTTTCGCAGAGCGCCTGGATTAATCTTGACCTCTCTCTTGTTAATTACTTTATAACCGGCCTTATCAGACACATATTTAATTTTTCTTTTACCTTTTCTGATGACTATTTTTCTTTTGACTGCTTCGTCAAGGTCATCTTCCAAGAATTCTAAAAAAGAATGCATCTTTTAAACCCTTTAATATTTATTCTTCACCATCAACATCACTATATGCAGGATTGTTAAACATTGTTTTTGCAAAATCCTGCTTATAACTATTGATTGCTTCCTGTCTCTTTACGTTAAGTACTGATTTAATATCATCAGTAACAACGGACGCTTTTCCTAAAACAGAATTATCTACAATGTCTATTGTTATATTATTTATATTATCTTCATTCTCTGTCATTTAAAAACCCTCATCTTCTTTTGGTTTACTGTAAAACGGATCATCCGCCTCTTTCGTAATTTCATCTTTCATATTTTTAATTTCTTCGTCACTGAGTTTTAAAACATTTCTTTGTACCCAAGTGTTAGAATAGTATTTACCAATTTGATCTGCCATCTCACCAGCAAGTGCAATTCTATCTCTAATCATTTCAGAATTTTTAATTTCTGAATAATACGAATCTTGTGTAAAATCAAAAATCAATTCTTGTGATATTGATTTCCACTCTTCTGATGTAATAACACCCTTCAAAATCAATTGTGTCTTAAGTAAATCGAAAAATAAATTACTAAACTGATTTCTAATTCTAACAATAAATCTATTAAATTTATATTCATCTCTAGAAATTTCTGTCGCTCTTCCCAATGCAAGAGACTGATCTGATTCTAATCTAGATGCAGGAACATTTAAAGATTTATATAACTTTTTCTGGAAGTATAGTACATCTTCCATTTCCCCCAGATTTGTTCCGCCAGGCAGAGTCTCAATTTCTGTCCCTCTACCACCTTCTCTTCTAGGGAACCAAAAATCTTCTAACATAGACATATGTTTGCGTTCATCTTTGATTTCACCAGTAGATGAATCATATGCAACTTTATTTTTATATCTATTCATAATGTCGGAGATATATTGTTCTGCCTTCAATTTAGGAAGATTACCTACATCAATATAGAAAACTCTTCTTTCTGGCGCTCTTGTCCATCTATATATTACTACGGAATCTTCCACCATTTTCAGTTGATTCAATGCCTTGATTGCTTTATGTAGATATCCAATTGTATAATTTCTTTTGGCATCTTTTAGTCCAGAACTCACATATGCAATCGCATCAGGAGAAATGGGAATACCTGAAGTTTTATCTGCACCATTAATGATACCCTTATCATTATACAAATAAAATTCTTTTACTGATTTGATTAATGTTGGCCCACCAGGCTTTTCGTCTTTTTCTATTTCTTTGACTTTTTTGATAGTGCGTGGGTCTATTTTTCTGAGTTCTTTAATACCTTCTTTTGGTTTATTCTCATCAATAATAATGTGAAAATAAAGTCTTCCATCTACATACCAAGAACGAAAGATATCGTATCCTTGATTTTTAAAATCAAGAATATTTAGAATGTTAGTGAATTCTTCTGTGATTTTGGTTTTTACAGTTTCTGATTGCTTAAGATTTTTAGTTAATAATTTGACTGGATAATCATCCGTTTCATTAACTATTGCTTCAGAAACAATATCGTCAATTGCAACCTCAACTTCTGGATAGATTGACATATCTCTATATCTATCAATAAGTTCTTGATCGCTTCTTGCGGTATTTTCTAAATTTAAAAATGTACTGTAAAAATTTGAAGAAACCTCTAGGGCGTCTTCATCATTCGTCCCACTTGGTGGGACGAATGATTTAAGATTTTTGTTTTCATCTCCTGTTTTTAGAAGAGTGAAGCCAAATAATTTAATTTCCATACTATATCCAACTCTTTAATTATTTAAATTAAGAAGTTACAACGTTATCGTGCTGCCAATAGTCATATGCGAATGTTGCTGTAAATTCTTCCAACTGATCGTTTGCGTCCCAAGAAAGTTCTACTGCACCAAGTTCGGTTGGGAATAACCCTCTAAACTCGTAACGAGCAATAATGCTTCCTTGTCCATCTTTACCGTAGTGTTCTACAAATGCGTTTGATTTGTATGCGGCAAGAGAATTTGATGCAAACTGTTGTGTATTCAAGTTATGTTGATTGATTGCGTTCATCCACTGTTCCAGAGAATTTCTTACACCAAACTCTTCAGTATTGATGACAGTAACAGTCCATGGTTCAAATGTTCTATTACCAGCAACCCTTACCTGTCTACCAAAGTAAGGAACATCAATCTGAGCGATTGTTGAAGAAGGAATCTGAGCAGCTCTTACAACGAATGCAAGTTCTGTTGGGGCGGCAGCGCCTACCCCAGCAGGAAAATTCATTCTAACTCTAAATAAGTTAGGACGAGCGCCACCATCTGCAAAGTTTGACTTAAATTGTTCTATGTTGAATGCCATTGTTTATTTTCTCCTGTTTTCTGATCTATTTATATTAAACTGCACCAACAATTTCATCAAAATCAACACCAGTTCTAACTGCAACAAAGTTGAGTTGAATGAAGTTGATCGATCTTGCAGGTTTGATGTAGATATCACCCACGAATTGATTCTGATCAATCACTTCGGCAGTGTTGTTTGTTTCATCACAAACTACTCTGAAGTCGTAAATACCTCTTCTTCCTTGCACTTCACGCAAGAATGGTTCAATAAGAGAAGTAAACTGTGATCTAGTGAACTCATCATTGAACTCAAACAGAGTGAACTTGGCAGCGGCAGCAATAGACTTTTCAAGTACAATAAACAATCTTCTAACATTGATTCTACTAAATGCAGAACTCTTGGTAGTGAATGTCTTATCACCAAATAATACTGTTCCCTGTCCAGAGAAGTTAACGACTGGATTAATTGCATTTTTATACAATGAATCTCTGTCTGCTTTGTCTTGTGTTTGAAGTGTTTTAACAACATTCTTGATATTACCACGGTTAAATCCAGCAGGAGAATACCATGCATCTCTTTCTTGTTCACTTCTAACCATCAAACCAGCAACATCCCCGTTGAATGGAACCCAACGGAACTTGTCGGCGTACTTATCATACTGATATTTATAGTTCGAATCTACAAATGCATAATTGTTTGAACCAACACTTCTCCAGAATGCGATTTGTGCCTCTGAACTTCTTGCATTTGCATCAGTAACTACATCTGAATACCTTGGAGACAGACATGCAACTGTGTCTTTTCTGTCAGAAGCGACTTGAATAAGTTTTGCAGCTGCAGCTCTTGCAGCATCTACACTAGATGCGATTTCAAGTGCTTCACCAGCAAGTAGGAATGCGATATCAACATTTTCTGAATCAGAGAATAAATCTGTTCCATTAGAGAAACCGCCAGTAGTAGGTGCGATTCCATTTCTACCGTTTCCAAACTCTCTATCAACATATTGTTCTGCACCACTTGCGGAACCTGTTGTGTTAAGTCTTGCAAAACTTTTCTTTGATAGTGTAATATCTTGACCCCAATCGGTAGTACCTGTTGGGTGGTTAAGAACATAAACATACTTAGACAAATTGTTAATACGGTCAACATAATAGATGTTTGTACCATCTTCAGTCTTACCGTTACTTGCCTTTGACATGTTTTCTAAAACTTCTACTACTGTTTTACCAGCAGGAGACAACTCAGTAACAACAATAGAAACACCCTGTGCATCGTTGGTTACTGGGTCAACAGTATTATCAGAAGCAGTTGGAGCGCCACTAAGAACTGCAGCGACTGATGGTTCGTTGAGTACAAAATTATCATACGAAGATTCGTCTACAAGATAAACTTTGTATCTGTTACCAACAGCACCAGAATCTTTAAATGCAAATTCGTGTCCACTGAATGCAGCGTTACCAAATCCAAGTGCATCAAATGCATTTTTATTTGGAAGATATACTGTTGTGTTAAATGTATATGTTGTTTCTTCTGGTAAGTTTGTTCTTACAACGATGGCATCACCACCAGCAGGAGCAGTCGCAAACAAGATTCTTGTTCTACTTCCAACTAAACTATATCCATTAGTTGCAGCACCTTCTGCGTATGGAACACCATTAACAGTAACTTCTACAGTTTGTGCTGCAGTAACCGCTTGTCCAAGTGTAAATGAACGTCTTGCAGGGACAGTAATAGTTACTGATTCACCTGTAAGTGGAGCATTTGAAATGAAAGTGAAATCTGCACTGTTTGCAGCAATTGTAAAGTCTGTAGATGCGTACACACCGTCAACATCATTTGTTGCAGCAATAGATTGATTTTCTACTGCATATGTACCCGGCGCATTTGTCAATGTAAACACAGTTTGTTGTGCAACATTGATTACAATTACATCGTTTGCATCTGCGAACAATTTAATTGCAGTATTTGCAGGAGCAGCTGCAGTTGCAGTATTTTCAAACTCATCTGGCATATACCAAACTTTGTAGATGTCACCACCAGCAGTACTTGGTGAAATTGTATCTACCGAAATATCAACAGCAGCACCAGCGGTATTTGCTTGGAAGTCGAAAGTTGCAGCAAGTCCGATTGTTGCGGAATTAACAGATGCAACATAATAAATTGTTCCGCCAGTAAGACCTACTGCAGCACCACCATTTTCAATGTAGATGACTGCATCACCAACTTGGAAACCATGATCTGCGTTATCTAAAGTAACAGTATCGTTTGTGTCTGAAGTTAATGTAATACCACCACCATATTTTTGGAAGTAGTACCCCACACCAACTCCGTCACCATTATATGTACCAGCATCGGCGATTTCTGCGTCAGAAACTCTGTCGTATACTGGATAGTAAAAACCAGAACCAAGATTTGTTGTTGTAGCACTAACTGCGGCACCATCCGATGAATGGATGTAATATGGCCCAGAGTTTGCTGTCTGTCCAACTGCCGTTTCAAATGTAATTGACTGTCCAGATAGAGAGTAACGTGCTGTTGGAACAAGTCCACCAGAAGTTTCGTTTATACCTCTTACAGAAACTTGCACATCTGTTCCAGAAAGAACACGAACTGGAGTATCAGTTCCAGTTGCAGAACCAGAACTAGTAACTAATGCATTGCCAACATCCTGTCTTGGTAAAAGATAGTTTCCTGCACTATCTGCAGTTGTGTGCATATCAATACTTGCAGTTGGTGCAGTGGTGTCAACTGTATGGCTGAAAGCCTGTGCAGATGAACCAAATACTGTATCAGTTGTTGAAGACTGTCCAGTAAAATTATCTGTTCTTGCAGTTGCAATAGTTGCAGCAGCAATACCAGATATTGCGTTTTTAATTCTATTTGCGTCATTTGAATCATCATCATTCGCAACTCTAACAACTTTCAATGAATTTGAATATGAAAGGAAGTTAGCCGCCGTGAACCATGATCTGTAGTTATCTTCAGCTGGGTCGCCAAAGTGATGTCTTAATTCTTCAACGCTACTTACGGTTACAATTTCGTCAATTGGGCCTTTACTAAATCTACCAACTAAACCACCAGTTTGAGTGGCTAACGCTGGAACACTAGTAGAAGCATCAATCTCTGAAATGTTAACGCCAGGACTTACTTGGAATGCCATTTTTTATCTCCTTTAAATTATTTTATAGTGTATTTTCTATTTATTTATAAAAACAACAAATTCAGCCAATTACCTAATTGGTGTTTTCTGTAGTCCATCTGTCTCCATCAGCATCAACAAAAGATTCGAAATCGTAAATGGTTGAAACAAATCCAAATGGTAACATATTTTCCTCAATATTTCTTAACCTCTCCTCATAAATTTCGTTTCTTGTGTCGATGTCAGATAATTCTTTAAAATAATCATCAGTTGTCATCCAAGAGAACAAAATTAATGTGTCCACCAAATCATCGTTTTTACCAACATCTGCTTGATATTTATGACCTTTCGAAATAAAACTTGTCAATTCATTTATTGTATCAAAATCTTGTATAAAAATTTTATCTTCCTCAACTAAACTCTTAAGATTTAAACATCCTATTTTTTTAGTTGCCTTTGTTGTTCTAATTCCTAGTGTAGTTCCACCTCTTCCACCAAAGCCTCCACTAACACTTTGACCTTTTCTTGTGTCGTTATGAATACTTATTATATTTTCATATTCTAACTCATGATATAATATGTCCGAAACTTGTTGACCAATATCATTCACTTCTATCAAAACATAAGAGTCATTATATATCTGACACATTTTTTTAATTACAGTAGGATATACCATCGGAGGAATTAAATTCGACCTAAAAACTGCAACTTGTTTATACGGTATTTCAGATGCATCAAATATAGAAAATGCAGAATAATCTAAACCTCGGCCTCTAGATACATCTACTGTAGTAAAATATACTCTATCTTCTCTGGGTTTCTCATATATTCTTAAACTTCCATTTTCTAATTTTTCAATTGGATTTCTATATGCCAGAGTTTTTAATTTTGCTGGACTAATTAAAGTATTCGAACTTCCTAAAAATTCAGTATCAAATTCTTGTCTGAATTGTTCCTCAGATGTATTTTTTATTGTTGTTTTTTTCCACTCCTCATCTCTGCCAGGAACTTCACTCCAATGAACAGAAATTGGATTATATGTATTTCTTCCTTCTTCTGCATCCACCCACAATTTGTAGAAATGATTCATTCCCTGTGGAGTAGATACAATAAGAACTTTAGTTGATTCACCAGATGAAATTGTAGGATACACAGAATTAAAAAATTCCTCTGCAATTTCATTTGGAACGAATGCAAATTCGTCTAAGAAAAGAATGTTAAAAGAACCACCACGAATTGCACTTGATGAAGTTGCAGCTGCAAGTACTTTTGCACCATTCTCTAGTTCAATAGAGCCTTTGTTCCAAACCATAACACCTTGTTGCAACCATTTTGGAAGATTTTCATATGCTCTTTGTAGTCTACTTAATAGTTCTCTTGCGGTTGCAAGTTTGTTTGCAAGTAATGCAACAGAAACATCTTTATTGAAAAGAATATAATGAAGAAAGAATGCAATACATGTAATAGATTTACCAGACTGTCTTCCAATTTTACAAATAGTAAATCTTTCATCATGGAATGATTTAATCATCTTTTCTTGAAATGGGTATAATTCGAAGTTCACCAATCCTTTATCAACATTAACAATCTTCATATATGTCTTGATAAAGTGTATAGGATCTTCCATACACTTGACATATTCTGCGGCCTGTTCTTCAGTCCATTCAATCTCAACCCCTGCTGCTTTTAGATTTGGGTTGTTATGATATACTTCACTCATCAATATCTTCCTCTCTGTTTTTACCTCTTAGTCTTTCTAAGAGTTCATTGGTACTTCCAACCAATATTGCATTGTTCACTACTTTTTGGGGAACACCCCCATCTTTGGTGTTTTCTATTTTATTCATTGTTAATTGAAGTTCTATTAAATCTTTTGCTAAATCACCAGTAGTTTTTAGAAGTCCTGCAGTCACTTCGTATGCTCTGGGATGTTCACTTTCCTTTGCAATCATCATCAAATTTTGTAAAGATTCTTGACCCATAGAAACTAAATCCTTTAAAAGTTCTCTATGATATTGATAGTCTTCTTCAATATCATTATTTCTAGTTTCTTTATCTTTATAGATTTCTACATTACTTTTTTGACGTTCTATTATTTCTTGTGATTTCTTTTCTATTTTGTTATCGATTTCAAGAAACTTACTCAGTTGCTCATCATCTAGTTTCTTCATTGTTATTCTCCAAAGTCTTCATTAAATGTAGTTAAAAATTCATAGTTATCTGTTTGAAGTGCATCACTAGGATTAGTTGTTACTATTGCTTCCGCATATGTAACTTCTGAACTATCTAAGTCGCCCACTGTCGCAGTACTTGTTCTAATAATTTTTTGTTCTCTTGGAACACCATAGAAAAATCCATTTAATGTAAATTCTAATGTCCATAGAAGGGCCCTTCTAGATAAAAAGTCTCCTTCATAATCATCTTCGTATGATACAGAGTTTAATGTCAATCCTGTATCACGAATTACACTTAACTCATTTGCTTCTTTTATTGGTATATTAAAGGTAGGAGTAAAGTATGGTAATATCTGTTCTACTATTTGAGTTGCGTCATCCGCATTTTTTGCAATGACTGTTAGAGTAAATCCAATATCATAAGGCACTGGATTATACACATAATTTTTAGTATTTGGGTCTGTAGAATTTTGTCTAGACATTTTTTGTGTCTTAGAAAATTTTCTTTCTGGTGCGTATGTAAATCCAGAAATTTCAAAACTCATTCTAGGTAAAGTGATTGCAACAGAATCTCCAAGACTCCCTGCTGGTTGATTTATTCTTGCCAGATATTTTTGTGAAGGCCCATATGCAAGAGGAACTTTAACTGTTTCTAATACATCGCCGTTGGCATTTCTTCTGTCGATAGTAATGTCATCGAATATAGAGCCAAATGCAATTACATAGCTTCTAATTGTACTTCTATAATATGGACTATTACCTAACATTAGTAATCCTCACTAAATGGGTTTCCAACAGTAAAGTCGATAACTTTTTCTACATTTGTACTTGAACCAGTGAATACTGTGTCTTGGCCAGAAGTTCCATCCGTGGTATCTGTTGTCTTGTTTTCCGTATATACAATTTGTTGTGTTGCACCCAAAAGATAATTTGCACCACTGTCTCTACCAATAGTATTTGTGTTTTGTGCAAAACTCCCTGTGAGATTTGAAAGTTTCAAAACTTTAGTTCCAGAATTCCAAGTTTCTACTGTACCTGTCGCCGTTGCAGAATCAAAGTTTGCACCTTGATACACTATCTCACCTACAGTAAATTCACCAGTTCCAGTACCTAAAGTTAAATCAACAGTAACAAATGTATGTTGTTGAATGTCATCAATCTCATCAATTCCTGTATTAAATTTCTCACTTGAGAATTCAAATGATTCTGTTGATAATCTATAGACATATCTTTTACCTAGTTGCCAGAATGCAACTTCGTCTTCTACAAATTTAATTTCATAAGTTTTATCTTGTAGGGGCCAGTATACTAAGTCACCTTCCTGTGGGTATACTATAGTGGATTCTTCTTCCCACCTTTTAATAGATACAATAAGATTTAATTGATCTCTGATCTCCAAACCAAACTTCGATAAGAAGTCACCTTCTCCTTGAAAACCATCAGCATCTTCAATATACATTTCAATAGAAAATGCATCGTTAAACTCAGTTATAGTTGACTCATTAAAAACAGTATCTTCATTCACATCAGTTCTTTTTAGATAATACATATCCTGCCCGTGAATCTGAATTGATTCAGCGACAAGATTTTCTGTCAATAATTGCTCTGGTGCAAATGATGTGGTGTTAAAATACTGATTTGTAGCCATATGACTATCCCACCATAATGTCTACAGGAAGTTCATAACTTAAAGACATTTCTTGTTCCAGTTGTTCTATTTCTTGATTTGCTTCATCAAGAATTCTGGAGCCGTTGAAGGTCACACCCCCAGGCATCGCAATGCCTTCGTACTTCGATAAATTCTCTCCCCATTGTTTTTTAATCTGTGCGGTTGCATATCTTTTTAACCATCTGTCATTCCAAACATCTGTATAAACATCAGGGTCAAGAACCCTTATTGCTTCTACAATAATAAACTCACCAACAACTAATGCTTCATCCCAATCAATATCAAGATGAAGTTGGTTTTGGTGTCTATTAAATCTGATAGGAACTTGTCCAGTAATCATATCATTGACTAATTGAATATGACTCTGAGTCAATTCATATGATAACATCTCTGTACTTCTTAAATTATAAACATCATTTAAGAACATTTGATATCTGACATCAAACATATTTGTACTGTGACTTAATTTTTCGTAAAGAGGAATTACTCTTTTAATTCCAATTACTAAGTCATTAATAGGAATATATCGATTTGTAATATCGTCTTCAGTTATTTGGTGCTTGAGAAAAACATCCTCTGCCGCATCAAAATGATAATCACGATAAAACTCTAGTGCATCGTCTACACGATCTTCTACTTGTTCATCTGCGACATTTATTTGAATAACTGGAGAACCTAGTTTTCTAAGACAATATTCTTTAAATTCAGCTCTAGATG